TGATGGTTATGTGCCTGGTGATTCGCATTGGGCTTTGTATGAGCAACACCTTCGAGCGATGAAGCAACGGTTGTGGGATGTGTATTCATGTCAGGTGTATTCGTTGAATCCGTTTGTGAACTATTCCCTTGAGGGTGTGCCGTATCGTGGTGCAGCGTCAATCAACTAGAATCGGAACACCATGACGATCACCAATGGCTATGCAACCAGAAACCAAGTGAAGGCAGCTCTCCGCATTGGGACGGCTGACACCCTTGATGATGACTTGATTGATAACTGTGTTGGTGCAGCGTCACGTTTGATTGATGGTTATTGCAACCGTCGCTTCTGGCAGTCAGGCACAGCAGAGGCAAGAATCTTCCAAGCAGAAGATTCGTTCTACTGCTCGATTGATGACATCGCTGGAACAGCGTTGACATTGAAAAGTTCCACTCAGGCTGACGGAACTTTTGACTTGACATGGAGTCGTTCCGATTATCAGCTTGAACCGTTGAACGGAAACCTTGACGGGTTGACTTGGGCTTATGACAAGATTCGTGCTGTTGGCGATTACCTGTTCCCTACAGTCAATGCGAACTATGGTGAGCAGGCTTTGGTTCAAGTGACAGCTGTGTTCGGTTGGCCTTCTGTGCCGGAGCCAATCACACAAGCCACAATCATCCAGGCTTCACGCATCTTCAAACGCTACGACTCTCCGCTCGGTGTGGCTGGCTTCGGTGACTTGGGTGCGATTCGTGTGTCTCGCTTCCTTGACCCTGATATGGCTCAGCTAGTCGAGCCGTATCGTCGTATGCGGATATTTGCATGAGCTATTCAGTCACAGAGATTAAGACTGGTATCTCTAACGCCTTAGCCACAATCCCAGGCTTGAGGGCTTACGCCCAGCAACCAGACAACATCAATGCTCCGTTTGCTTGGCCTATGTTGGATTCAATCACCTACAACGGGGCGATGCGTGGTGGACTAGTGACCCATATTTTCGTGGTGTCTGTGGTTGTGGGCAGGTCTGCCGAGCGCACAGCTCAGACTGCTTTGGATGGGTATCTGTCTTATGAGGGTTCGACTTCGGTTCGTGCAGCATTGGAAGCGGATCGTTCGTTGGGTGGGGTGGTGTCAAATCTGTTGGTTGAGTCTGCCTCAAATATCTCCACTATGGATGGCAACGATGCGACGTATCTGATGGTTGACTTCCGTGTGGTGGTGTACGCTTAGTTGATACGCAATCCTGCGAGCGTGTAGAGTTTCAGTAGTAAATCTTCGAGTGCCGGAAGGCAGGAGTATCCAATATGGCAAAGCAAGTTCTCACAAACGTAGCGGTCACCTTCGGCACAGCTAACACCGACATCACGTCCTATGTTGCATCAGTAACACTCAACCTGTCAAAGGCTGAAGTTGCTACAACATCATTCGGTTCGTCTGGTGCGGTTACCCGTATCGCAGGTCTTGCAGACAATGCAATCACACTTGAACTGCATCAGGACTACCCAACGATTGAGAAGTTGTTCTACGACGCTTGGGCTGCGGGTACTGCTGTACCTATGACAGTCAAGCCAAACGGTACTGGTGCTGCATCTTCAAGCAACCCGCAGTACGCATTCAATGTTCTTCCGTTGACTTGGACTCCTGTTGCTGGTGCTGTTGGCGATCTTGCTACCGCATCAGTCACCTACCCAATCGACGGTGCAGTAACTAAGACTGGTACTGGCGCATAACTTTTCTTTAACAACCCTTACCTGCGGAGGTAGAAAATGAAGATAGCTCTAGAGATGACTTCTGCTTTGGATCAGTCCAAGCGAACCATCATGGCAACATTCCCAGACTTTATTGCTTTTGAAAAGAAGTTCAATAAGAGTGTTGCGAAGTTTGAAGCCGAACTAACTTTGACTGACCTTGCCTATATTGCATGGCATTCTGAACATCGTCAAAAGAAGACGGGTTTAGATTTTGATTCATGGATTAACGATGTTGAAACTTTGGAGTTGGGGGATCAAGCTAACGCTGTGATCGTCCCTTTGGAGACCAGTCAGCGCATTGGATGATGGCTTACCTGTCTGTTGAGACAGGTATCGCTCCATCGGTGTTGCTGGCAGAAGACCCTCGAATGTTGTTCACGATGTTTGCTTATTTGCGTTGGAGAGCAATTCATCTCAACAAGTAGTCTGTTGTGATGGCGGTTTTTGGTAGAGCAGGTCAAGTCACAATTACTGGTGGCAATCAACCGGTAGAGATTGTTGGTCTTGCAAACTTTTTGCGTGATGCTGCTAAGGCTGACGAACGGTTCAATACTGAGATGCGTAAGGCTGCCCAGCAGGTCGCAGAGAATCTGAATGAGAAGGCTAAGGCTGAGGCTACGACTGTCACCCGTTCCCGTCAGGCAACTGAGGTGATGAAGGGGATGCGGGCTAGGCGTGACCGTATTCCGACAATTAAGTTGAGTGAGAAGTCTGCGTTTGTTTCTAAGTCAAATCCAAACAGGAAGCGCAAACGGAAGGTGACTAGGGGTGACGTGTTCTTTGGTGCCGAGTTCGGTGGTCAGGCTAGGCCTCGGACTCAGCAGTTCTTGCGTCATCGTGGTAGGTCGGGTTATTTCTTTTGGCAGACCGTTCGTAAGGAGAAGGGCAATATCGCAAAGGAATATCTGGACGCAATTCAGAAAGTGTTGAACACGTTGAAGGATGGTTCTTGACTTCGGCTTGATTTCCTGTACCCTCTAGGTAGGAGGGGTTATGGCTGTTTTATTTGCTAACACGAAGTCGATTTATCCGAAGCGATTCGCTTCGTCTTGGGAGCAGTTGAAAGAGCTGTTGTCGTTCCATGAGGAGAACGCTGTCAAGGATGCTGGTGCGTTGTGGTCTCCGGTTGAGTACGATCCTGGCACTACCAGAGGCAACCGTAATGTCAGGTTTGTTGAGGCGTTGGTTGTTGACATGGACGGTGAAGCGTTTGACCATGCTCGACTTGACGGTTTGCAATGGTTTGCTTATTCCACTTATTCGCATCGTTTAGATGACCCTCACTATCACCTTGTTTTGCCGTTAGCGGAGAAGGTGCCTGCTTCGTTGTGGCGGGTTGTGTGGGCTGAGTTGCATGACCGTATCGGGTTGGTCGGTGACCCTCAGACTAAAGACCCTGCTCGTATTTTCTATCTACCTCAACATGCACCCGATCAGCCGTTTGAGTTCCATGAGGGTCATGGTGTGTTGTTGGATTCGTCGTTCAGGTTAGATGTTGAACCTGTTGTTAATCCTGTTTCGCCTCGCTCGAAGCAGGTTCGTCAACCTCGTGCACGTCGTGCTGGTTCAGAGATATTGTCTGATGCTTGGTGGGATGCTCCTGTAGATATTTCTCGTTGGGACGGTCTATCTGGGCGGGCTTTGTATTCTGCGATGCTCGATGAGTTTGTTGCTTTGCGGAATGGGTTGTCTGTTATTGAGTAGAATCTTCGCATGGCTGGTGAACGGACGTTCGTTGTTAAGTTTATTTCCGACACGGCTGGTGCTGTTTCAGGTTTCGGGAAGTTGTCTGGTGGCCTGAAAGGGTTGCAGAAGTCGGTCTCTAATTCGATACCTGGTTTTGCGTTGTTGGCTGCGGGTGCTACCGCAGCATTGGGTGGGATTACGGCTGGGTTGGTTGGGGCAGTTAAGGCTGCGATGGAAGACCAGAAGTCGCAGGCAGAGTTACAGCGTCAGCTTGAGAAAACCTTTGGTGCTAATGAGGCGTTGACTGAATCGGCTGAGCGATATATTTCGGTCACTCAACTTCGCACCGGAACATCTGATACCGAGTTGCGGGCTTCGCTTGGGACTTTGGTTCGAGCGACAGGTGACCTCACTAAGTCACAAGACCTGCTCAATCTCGCTCAAGATATTTCTATTGCCACAGGCAGAGACCTTGCATCAGTTTCCATCGCCCTATCTCGTGCCAGTCAGGGACAGTTCACAGCGTTATCCCGTTTAGGTATTCCGCTCGATGATGCAACGAAGAAGTCTAAAGACTTTGACAAAGTTCTAGGGTTGTTGAACGATCAGTTCGGTGGTGCTGCGGAAGCTGCTGCGAACACCTTTGGTGGACAGTTAAAGATTTTGGGTGGACAGTTTGGGGAGATTGTTGAATCAATCGGTGCAGCCTTGTTGCCGTATTTGGAACGGTTCTCAAAGTTCTTGGTAGACAATGTTGCTCCAGCCGTTCAACGTATCGTGACTGTGATGGGTGAGAAGGGTTTGGTTGGTGCGTTTCAGCAGTTGATTTTTGAGTCAGGTAACGCTGGGCCAAAGGTCATCAGCGTATTCAAAGCGATAACCCTTGGTGCTGCTAATGCGATAAATGTTTTAGCAAAAGCGTTCTTCATCACAAGTGCGACATTCAAACTAACAACCCGTGACTTCGTTGGTGCAGCAAAAGACTTCTACAAAGCAACTCAGAACTTTATTGATGTGGGGTCAGTATCTAAACAGTTTGATTCTGTTGCCAAAGGTATTGACAACTATGCGGTGCGTGGAATCCCGTCAGCGATTCGTGCGCAACAAGGCCTAAAAGGTTCAGTTGAGGAATTGACCGGTGATGACACGAGTGGCTTGAAGGGTGCAACGAAGGCAATCGTTACGGCTGAGCAAAAGTTGAAGTCGTATGGCGATTCGTTGAAGAAGTCAACTTCATTACAGCTCAGGTTTAGTGATGCACAGAAGTCTGAGAAAAAGTCACTCGCCACGTTGACTGATGCCAATAATGATTTGGCTTCTGCTAAGGCTAAGTTGGCTCAGATTGAGCGTGGCTTTGGTGTTGGTTCACCTGAGGCGTTGGCTGCGCAGGCTGAGTTGGCTAAGGCACAACGTGCGCAGGAGCGGGCTGTGTATGCGGTTGAGGAGGCTGTGTTCTCTGTTGCTGATGCTGAGAAGAATCTTGCTGAAATTCGTAAAGACCCTGAGTCGTCTGCGATGGATATTCGTCGTGCTGAGATTAACTTGGCTGAGGCGAAGTTGTCGGTTGCGGATGCTACTGATTCACAGGCTGAGTCGACTAAGGAATTGAATGACCAGCAACGGTTGCTGAATGATGCAATCTTTGGTGCGACTGTTGGTTCCATTCTTTACGACCAGGCGTTGCGTGATGTTGAGGATGCGACCCGTCAACAGGTGTCAGCGTATGAGGCTTGGGAAGAGGCGGTCACTAATACGAAGAACGCTCAGGATGATTTCAATGCTTCGTTGCAGGCGACAGCTGATTTGATTAGAAAGTATCCGAAGGTTTTGGGTGGGATGCCTAACCCGATGGCGAACCTTGTTCCTGATAGTACTTTGGCTAATAATGCTGGAAGTTTGTTTAATGGTGGCGGTATGGGGAATGTCAACATCGAGGTCAATGCTGGGTTGGGTGCTAGTGGGATTGAGGTGGGTCAGGAGATTGAGCAGTATTTGAAGGAATACTTGAACTTCACCGGTGGACAGTTCTCGTTTGGTTCTATCGGTTCAATTTTCTAATGGCTAAGCAAGCGATATGGGGGGAAACCCTCAAGGTCAATTTGGATGTCGGGTTCAAGACCAACATCTTCAAACTTGACTCCAGCCTTCTTGATGGAACTGACACCCTTGAAGGTTCCACAGAGTTCGTAGATATTACTGAGTATGTTCAGAACATCACGATCAATCGTGGACGCACCAACCAGCTGGACACATTCAACACCGGAACACTTGCCATCCTCGCTGATGACCGTGCATCAAACAGGTCGTTTGACCCGTTGAACACAGACTCACCTTGGTATCAGGGCGATTTGGGTATTGCTCCACGTCGAGCGATTGAGGTTTATGGTGGTTCGGCTGGAACGGCTGCGATGTTCAAGGGTTACATCTATGACTTGAACATTGAATATGATGAGCCACAGTTGTCGTCAGCACAGATTCTCGCTGTTGACGCTTTGGCACAGTTAGCCCAAACAAACCTTGTCGGGTTCAACCCTTCGCAACAGCTCACGTCTGAGCGGGTTGACACAATCTTGTCGAGAAGCGAAGTATCGTGGCCTACTGCGTTGCGTGAGATTAACCCTGGTTTGGCAACGGTTGGGACTGTTGCGTATGAGGACAACACGAATGCTTTGGAGGCTTTGCAGGCTTTGCAGGTTTCGGAGAATGGTCGGTTCTATGCGTCCCGTGATGGGATGCTGGTGTTTGATGCTCGTACCCAGGTTTCGTTTGGGACGGCTGTGGCGGTGTTGGGTGGGACTGCTGCGACTGATGTTCCGATTCGTTCGTTGAATAACTTGTATGGTGCCGAAACTGTGTTGAATCGTATTTCGGTTCAGGTTGAGGGTTCTTCTGTGTTGAGTGTGGTGAATGGTACGGCATCACAGGCTGAGTATGGGATTAAGAACTTTGCTCTAAACAATTTGCCGTTGGTCAATGATGCTGCTGGTTCGGCTTTGGCTGTGGCTTTGCTCGCTAGGTATGGGGAACCAGAAGTGGTGTTCAATGAGACAAGCGTGTTGATGAATGGGTTGTCTTCTACTCAGCAAGAGTTGATGGCCTCGTTGGAGATTGGCGATATTTTGGCGGTGGAGAAACGGTTCGCTGTTGGTACACCTTCGGTGGTTCGACAGAACGTGGTGGTCGAATCCATTCGTCATCAGATCGCCCCATCCCGTCATGAAGTATTTTTAGGGTTGGGTCAGGTGCAGTTGGTGTTGCCGTTTATACTTGACACCAGCGAACTTGACGACACTATCTATGCACTAACATAGGAGGCACTATGGCAGTCAGACCTACATTTGCTCCAGGGGATACCCTGACCTCAGCCAATATGAATATCTTGGCTAATGCACTTATTACCATCAACGCTCAAACCGGTACGGCTTACACACCTGGCACGGCTCAGGTAGGTCAGTTAACGACTTTGAATAATGCAGCAGCGCAAACGATAACTATCCCAGCGAACTCATCTGTGGCGTTTGCTATCGGTGATCAGCTGAACTTTATGTTGCTTGGTACAGGTACCGCAACTTTTGCTGCGGGTGGTACAGCTGTGATTCGATCTGCTGGAAGCAAATTAAAACTCTCTGACCAGTATGCAGTTTGTACCGTACTCAAGTGGGATACCGACGCTTGGGTCATGGTCGGCAACGTAAAGGCCTAGTCATGCAAATCCTTGCGGTAGTTGGCGGTGCAAACGCACCAACTTCAGTCGATTATCTTGTTATCGCTGGAGGTGGCGGTGGAGGTGGTACGACTGCTGGTGGTGGTGGTGGTGCTGGTGGTTATTTAACTAGTTCATTATCTGTATCTGGTGGAAGTTCATACACGGTCACCGTTGGTGGTGGTGGTGCTGGTGGTACTGGTGCGAATAGTGGATCAAACGGAAGCAACTCTGTTTTCTCTACCGTAACTTCAACTGGTGGTGGCGGTGGTAGTGATGGTGGTGGGTCTGCTGCACAAAATGGTAATGCTGGCGGTTCGGGCGGTGGTGGAGGTAGTTCAACTGTTGGTGGAACTGGCGGTGCTGCGTCACCTAGCGGTCAAGGATTTGCTGGTGGTAACGGAAGTAGTAACCCTGCAACTGGTGTTCCAGGTGCTGGTGGTGGTGGTGCTAGTGCTGCTGCTGCGAATGTCACAACCACAACTGGTACTGCTGGTGGTGCTGGACTTTCATCATCGATCAACGGTACTGCGACAACTCGTGGTGGTGGCGGTGGAGGTTCGGGGAGAATAGATACAAGCACGGGTTCTGGTGCTGGTGGTGCTGGTGGTGGTGGTGCAGGTTCAACCAATGGTGATACTGGTGGAGGTTTCGCTGGTACAGACAACACCGGTGGTGGTGGCGGTGGCGCAGGAACTGGTGGTTCAGGTGGTTCAGGTGGTTCAGGCATAGTCATTATTGCTTACCCAGATACTTTTGATGCAATAACTTCAATTAGCGGATTGACATATACACAGCCAACTCGTTCTGGTTATCGTGTTTATCAATTTACTGCTGGTACAGGTACGGTGATTTTCTAATGGCTCATTACGCTTTTCTTGACGACAATAATGTTGTTACAGAAGTCATCACAGGTATTGATGAGACCGAATTGATTGAGGGTTTGTCACCTGAAGAATGGTACGGAAACTTCAGAGGTCAGCGTTGTATCCGTACTTCTTACAACAACAACATTCGCAAACAATATGCAGGAATTGGTTTCAGCTATAACGATTCTGCTGATGTATTTATTGCACCAAAACCGTTCCAGTCTTGGTCATTGGATGCAAACTATGATTGGCAAGCACCGATTGATTACCCTGCGGATGGGAAACATTATTCGTGGGACGAAGCAAATCAGGTTTGGGTCGAGTTTCCCGCTATCTAGTTTTCTTCCCAGCGTTAGTAGGTTTTCTTTTCACTAGTTCCAAGGCTGAGGCTGACGGGTTTGGTGTTTGGGAGTTCTCGAAGTCTTGTCTCGCTCAGCAGGGTGGAACGGTTGAGCAGGTTGAGGGTGGGTTCAGACTTGTTGGTGCTGATGGTGGGACGTGTGCTGGTCAATCCCATTGGGTGAAACTTGAGGCCATCATCCCTGAGGAGATAAACGAACTCGGTTTCCAGTGGGCTTATCAGACGAACGATGGGTCTTGGTATGACCCTCCACAAATCATTCTCAATGGGGTTGTGACGAAGCTGACGAATGAGAACAATGCCACCGGATCATTACTGATTGAGGTTGAGCCTGGTGATGTGTTTGCGTTCAGGCAGTACTCGACTGATTCATGTTGCCAACCTGGTCTGCTGACGATAACGAATCTGACATTAGGCTTGGGTGAATGGGTATCTACAACCTCATCCACAACAGCAACGACGACCTCTACTTCTACTGTCCCGTCAACGACTGTCCCTGTCACCAACCCGACTACTACGAC